AAGGATAAATAAATGGCAGAAGAAATATTAAACTCACCTCCAGTACCATCGCCAGAATTTCTTGGGGCTAGTCCAGATGATGCACCTCCTTCAATAGAGGATATGTATTCTAAGGAGCTACAGCAGACGTTGATTGATGTTGAGGAAACCGAAGAAGAAGAGAGAAATGCCCCTATATCTCCTTTTGGTGAGGAGGTTATGGATCAAAAATACGTTGATGATGTTGCACGTGGCTATAGTGAAACAGAGTTTTCAGAACCACAAGAACAATTTATCAAACCGTATGAAGGTGAGTATACACCACATACCCCTCTATTCGGTGCGATGGGTGAAATAAAAGACCAAAGATATACTGAAAGCAAGCAAGAATGGGGTGACTATTTTGATGAAGATGAAGGGGTTCATTGGGGTGCGTTACGCATGGGTGGTGACGCTTGGATAGGTTTGTTAGCTTCTGGTGCGTATAGCACAGATGCTTTTGTCCAAAATTTTATAAATGCTGCAAACTACGCATCAGATGACCCAAACGTAGATATTAGATTTTTCAGTATTCTAGGTGATTTGATGATGCAACATGGTGGCCCTGCCAAGGATGCAGGGCGTGATTTAGGGCGTTTTGTATTGCCTTGGATGGTTGCGTTTAAGACTGTTAAAGCGGTAGTAGCACCATTAAAAGAAAGCCCTCGGTTTATTTCAACATTGAAAGGGATGTTAGAAAGTAAAAAACATAGGTTGGGTCAGTTTATTGGAGGAGATGTACCTGCTGCTGCCGTAGCACAGTTTGGTGTTGGGTCTATGGCATACAAGCCCACTGAGAGAGGGGTAGGCGGTAGTATGCTTAAAGTGATTGATAAATGGGTGAGCGAAACAACAGGAACACCCTATGTTGCTAACTATATAGAGAACAAAGACCCATCCAAGGATAGGGATTTATTATTACAGCTTTATAGTGGTCTTGGAGAGGCGTTTCTACAGATAGGATTGGATAAGTTTATTATTCCCACTATTAAAAGTATGGGGCTGGCAGCTTGGCAAGCCAAACCATATGGTTTAGAGGCTTTAAAGAAGCGTTTTGTAAGTTTTATTGCATTGGAAAAACACGCTTTGGTTGGGGATTCTAAGGCTACGGTTAATGCGAATACTAAATCAGGGAATTTTGTAGTTATCAATCAAGCAGGGAAACTTACTATGGTTCCTAGAGGTGACGGCAAAATGGAATTGTATAAGGGTGGTCAGCTAGTACCCAAAGATTCTCCAGTTGTAAAGGTAACGGCTGAAGGTGAGCCGATGCAGACTACGTTTGGAATGAAGTTACCTGCTTCTCCTGATGAGGGATTGCAGGCGATGTATACCATGTTCAAGGACGGCAGTCTTGCTAAAACAATGACTGAAGCCCGTACTTTTGATGAGAAGATGGCACTTATACAGGACTTAACGACTGTTTTAAATAGTGCTAGTGGGATGGCAGGTAAGGGAGGTAAAAAAACATTCCAACAAATGCTCAAGGAATCTGATGCAGTCTTAGATGATTTATGGGGTTGGGATAAATCGGGACTACTGGCACGTCAAGCAGGTTCTCCGATCAACGAACCTATCCTTATAGCGTACTCTAGGGCAGCTTCATCTGCCCAAGATGAACTATTTTTAGCTATTCAATCACTTGGCAAAGCCACAGAATCATCCAAAAGAGATTCGTTTAATGAGTTTTTTAGAACTCTTCGTAACTTCTCTGGTATATCCACTCAATTCGCTGACGTGTTAGGTACGGCAGGTCGCACCTTGGGTGCAGCACGATGGGCTAAACGTAACTTTGACGATATTCTTGATTCTCCTGAGTTAGCTAAAGTAATGGCTCTGGAAGAGGGAGCTTCGATGAATGACGTTATGCGTCTAGCAGCCGTTATGAATGCTGCTTATCTAACACAAGGTAAGAAAGGATTATCAAAAGCAATTAACGAGTTTGGTAAGTCTGGTTATACAGAAGCCTTCTATGAAGGTTGGATTGGATTAGGGTTGTTATCAAACCCTGCCTTACACCATCTTAATCTTATAGTTGGTATGGCGAATGTGGGTACTCAAATAGGTTCTCGACAGTATGCAGCTTTAGCGAGTCGTTCCGCAGGATATGGTGATGTTCACACGGGAGAAGCTATGGCAGGAGCAGTCGGTATGCTAGGAGGTATTATTACTGCCTTTAGAGCAGCTACCAAAGCGTTTGTGACAGGTGACACAATGCCTGCATTTTCTGGAATGAAACTAGAGCATTGGGTAGGAACTAAGAACATGACTGCTAATAACTTAGGTATCCCTGCCAATTCTGTAGCAGGACTAGCAATAGACGGTCTTGGGAAAGCTGCACGTTTAAATAACCGTATGCTTTTAAGCGAAGATGAATTAGTAAAAGTATTTTCTTACGAAGTAGAGCGTTATATGCTTTCTTATCGCAAGGCTATGCTATCAATGAAAGAAGGCGGTCATAAGTGGAATTACGAAAAGTTTCAGACTTTCTTTAAAGAAATAGCTGAAAACCCACGAACTCATATGGTGGATGGTGTTTCTATACATCAACGTGGTATTGAAATGGGAAAACTAAACACATTTCAACAACAACTAGGTAGGATTGGTAAACTAATGCAAAACGCACAAAGCAATACTCCTCTTCTATCCCCTATGTTAAAACTATTTGTTCCTTTTGTTAAGGTATTGTCTAATATACCAAAATATACAGCACAACATACTCCTTTAAGTGCGTTAAACATAACTGGAGAACGCTCTCCTATCCGTTCTCGCTTTGCACCAAATATAATGCCTAAATCACGGCAAATGGAAGAGGTTGGAAGAATGGGGTTTGGTTCTATGATTATGGTTCTTGGTGGTGTTATGTATCTTAATGGTATGTTAACTCCTCACTCAGAGTTTAGATACAGAGACACATGGAAAAAAGAGAAGCAGAAAAAGCAGGTTGGACAACCCTCTATGTCTGTTAGACATATAGATGACCAAGGTGGTAAATGGTGGGCTGACATTCAACGCTTACAACCTTATAGTGAGTGGTTAGGTTGGGGGGCAGAATTAGTTAAATTTTCGCAAAATAATGATGATAAGTCTGTTGCTGACCGTTGGATTCAATTATTACACGCAGGTAAATCTACGTTTGTTAACACTACATGGATGCCTAATTTAGAGAAAGCACTTGAACCTCTTAGCGATCAGACAGAACCCCATAAATTCAAACAGATGATGTACTCTTTACAGGCTCCAATGACTCCTGCCGTTCTCCGTTCTGCACGTAAAGCTGACCCTAGGGGTGGTAATATACCAACGGAATACAGGGGTTTTAGCTTGAATTTGAAAGATCAATTAAAGGGTATACCTGCTGATATGTCAATGCTTGCTATGAAATGGAAATCTTCTCTTACCGCACGTCATATTCTTGGTGAGAGGGATTGGAGGGGACGTAAATATACCACACATGATACAGCCGAAGCTGCTAAGAAGGGCATTACCCCCTTTTATTTACCGCCAGCAGTAACTACGGGTATGTTCTCGTTCATGCCAGTACATAAAGACAAGGGAGATAGATTAGACCAAGAAGTAGATGATTTAAACTTAATCTTTGACAAACCTAGTGATAAGGTAGATACTCCAGTGGAGGGAAAATCAGTCAGGATGATGCCTTGGGAGTATGATTACTTCAGATTCCTTATTGGACATATGAAAAATCCTGTGTCTGGTAAGACTTTAGAATCAGCTATGTATACAATGATGGATTCGGATGGGTATAAAAAAGCACCTAAAGAACAAGCTGGTGATTTCCCAATGGACAGAATGCAGTTATTAAAGAAAGTATATAACGGTTATGTTAAGAGAGCTAAGAATTGGGTAGTACAAAATTCTGATATAAAAGCACGTATTCAAAGTGGAGAAAGCGGAGAAATGCCATTTACAGATTTACCAAATAGAAGTTCAAGAGGTAGAGTCCAATGACAATATCAACCACAACATCCAAGGTATCCTATACAGGTAATGGTGTAACCGATGTTTTTGCTTATACTTTTAAGATATTTGCAGACTCAGAGGTTACGGTATATGTCGATGGCGTTTTAAAGACCTTGACAACTCATTATACTGTTTCAGGGGCAGGTGGAGCATCAGGCGGTAACGTAACTTTTACGACAGGGAATATACCTGCTGATACTAAACCTGTTGTTATACTTAGAAGCATAACCAAGACCCAACTTACAGACTATGTAGAGAACGACAGTTTTCCTGCGGAAACCCACGAATCCGCATTGGATAAGCTAACTATGCTGGTACAGGACGTAGATAACGCTGTTACTGGGGATATATTCAGG